GCATGGATCACATCATCACTACTCCGCAAATATGCAGGAGATCTGCCCACTCCGATGATGGCCATTGCTGGCCCCACCCTGGTACCAGACACGCCTTGCTGGCGTTGCTGGTTCTGACGATTCTTCTTCGCCTTCGCTTTCTGATTTTTACTTTTCGTCATTTTCTATGTAGATTACGTTCTACGTACTAATTTTTCTCGGTATGTGGTTGTTTTTATGTCCTTGGTCGTACCCATGCCGTGACGGCTACATACTACTCAAGAGCGGGTTATCATTCACCATGTCAAATGCCATGGTGTCCTCAAACGCAAACTCATCATAGTATTGTTCCAACGCTTCCTGTTCATCGGGAGTAATGCCCCAGGCCTCAAAGACCTGGACACGTGTCCATGCATCAGGGGTTTTGTACAATTCGTTCATTCCCTTACTCATAAGCTTCATTCCTGTTGCAAATGTAGGGTCATCAGTGAACCGACTCATACGCATACACCCTATGCGCTGGTAACTCTTATAGAAGTTCTGTACTACTGGTATCCCACCAGTCAAATTCAGCCCTCCCGTACCGACTGCAGTGCACCACTTCTCTCGTGTTGCTGCATTGGCGAGGTTGTGTACTGTTATTGTATCCTTTCTCAATGAAACAGGAATGTTGCGCACCATGCGGCATTCCTCTCCCAATTCGATAGGATGCATTTGACAAAATTCAATCTGGTGAAGCTGGTACACTGGTTGCTCCGCAACCATTCTAAACCCTAAGTCTAGAAACCACTCATTTAACCCCTCATTGAACCTGTCTAAGTCCACGTCCTCCATCATCACTACACAGTCATCCCCATTGTTCATAAGTTTGACATCCACACCTCGTGATTTGGCATAAGCATGTACCATGGCACACATAAGAATACAGTTCCCCAACCCCGTATTCATATCGCCACTCATTCTCTTTCCAGTTACGGAGTATTTTAGCTTTCCATCAGCACAATACCCGACCCCTTTATTGTCCATTTGCCACTGCAAAAGACGACCCAACTCCTCGTCATGGTCAAACAAATCCATATAAATAGAATGTTCCCACCCTAACGCAGCTGGGGAGACATGCATGTCGAACTTGGTTGCATCAAGCCCAACTGCCACCGGCCTCTCAAAACTCCTCCACTTACCACGCATAATGTCACCAATCTGGCTGACATTGAACCCTTTCATCACAGTGGGACCATCACCGAATACACGGCGGATTCCATCGTAAATCTTGTGTTCTGCTGCCTTTATATACCTGCCCAACGACAAGTTATATTCGGGACTTCGCGGTTGGATGCAACGAGGTGCTTTTTCCGGATTCACGAGTTCCATCTTAACGAATGCAATCAAAAAAGCATCCCGTCTAGATAGTCCAAGCTGTCTCAGTTTCTTCAGCGCATTTGTATATATAGTCAACCTACGACCCGTATACGTATCTACAGTTTCCTGGTACGTAAAAGGGGTGGTACGGGTTGTCTTTTCCAACAAACTTTGCTTAAAGTTACTGAGACGGGCAGTCAATAGATCCTTATTAACTGCTGGTGGAGCCACAAAATCGTCACCGACTTTGCAGTAGTACATGCGTGTTAA